CTCGCTATCGTCATTCTTACAAAATGTGTCGGCTATCTGCTTGGCAGTCCAGGTCTTATCCTGAACAATCACACCTTCAGCATGGTTATACTTGTCATAATAAACCCGAACAGTCTTGTAATGCTGTGGCATCCACATTGTCTTTTCGTCTTTAATACTCTCTTCTCCGAAGATTACCGGGCTGCCAGTCGTCAAGCCATCATGCGTAAAATTAGGCTGGACATCATAGAAGTTAGACTTCTGGTAAGCTCCTGTCATGTGTTCCTTGATATCCTGTAGCCATATATCAAGCTCATCAATACCCTTCAACTTCAACTGCTCCATCATGTAACGAATCCAGGGAATGTTCTTAGAGACAAGGGAACCCTGAAACGCGGTCGCCATCATTCTCGAATACCAGGAGCCACTACCGTTGTAGATAGCAACACCGAGAAGCTTGCCGGCATCGTCCGTCTCGATCAACTCATCGCTTCGGAAGTAGGTAGCCATCAGGTCGCGATTATGGTTGACCTTTGCGTAAGGATTGTCCTTTTCCTTCCAGCGGGCTACGATCTTATCGTATGCGGTTTTGTTTTCCATAAAGTACCTATTGACCTTTCCAATAGATAACCGTCTGTAATTCTACGAACTTATTATTTGATTCTGAATTTTGTTTTATTATTACTTCGTAAACTTCGTTGTCATCATCAGGTAGAGACAGCAATAGAGCCTTTGCGATACACTCCTTACACTCTTTTGCTGTAAATGCTCCCTCTGGTTTGCGAAGGCAGATAATATCCCACCTGAAACAACGATTAACTAATGTTTGATCTAACATTTTGCCTCCATCTATTTCGTACCCGCCAATCCGTGCATCAAAGTATTGTTGTTGTAGGCTGACTTGTGAGCTGGAATATTGCCAGTCATTGCTACCGTGCGGCCAAGCCGCTTACCACCTATCGACATTGTTACCCAAACCATGCCGGCACACTGGAACATATCAGAGCCATCAGCAGACCAGTCATCTTCCGGGCTATCCTTAAACCTCTTAGCATCATCATCCCATTCGTAACGATAGAAGCCTAAGCACTTTACAAGTCTGGTCGTTTTCTTAGCATCAAAGAATACATGAGGAAATAACATCCGAGCAGCTTCGATACTGTCGCCCTTCGAAGCAACTCTCTCGACAAGTGTTACCATATTCTGCCCTAATAGCTCTCTCATTGTATCCAAGAGCGGTGTTTCTGTCTCTCTACTACGCTTTCGAGCGTCATGGGGGACGTAATGTTGACCATACACATAATTCTTATCTTTAACAACCTTGCAATGATATACTATCCCTCGGCCTGCAAGCTCATGGTAATCAATGAACCTGGCCTCTTCATCGATAAACTGGACAAACCCAACAGCAGTAGGATGACCAACACCTAAATCCCAGAACGTATAAACTGGCTCATTCTCCTGGTAAGGCAAGAATCTTATCCTACCCTCTGTTCTCACTTTCTCCAGCTCAATACCGAATACAGCACCTTCGACGGCCTGTTCAAATGCTTCTGCTGAATAACTGGGGTGTTCTCGCTTCATTAACCTGCCAAGACCCTGAGCACCGTCACGTTTAAGAGCATACCAAGCCTTCTGGTTTTCCGTCAGCTCTATTCCATGCTTGCCAGCTAATTCACCAAAATATCTCTTTAATTCATCGCTAACCAAAATTCCTTCTGGATTAGTTGCGTTCTTTGGATCATCGTGCCATGCAAAGAAGTGAAAGCGACATTGCATCTTATTGAGTTTTGTTCCATCTTTTTCCCTTGCCGTATCTGCCTGGGCTTGTATGCAAGCGTCATAGAAGTCGCCAGCTCCGCCCTCTGCCGTACTCTCATCGAAGAAATAAGAATCTTCGTGCAATGTTGGGATTGTACCTGTTTTCAATTCTACAGCTTTCTGGGGATACTTAGCACATATCTTACCTCGCTCCGAGACATGAAGGAAACGAAGCGTGCTTGACCGCATAGACGTAGCAACTCGCAGCCAACTATTATTCAATAGCCTTAATTCGTTTGCATTGCTCTTAATTGCCGGTATGCGATCTTTTATAAACTTTGGTAAGTTATCGTAGGGATATTGTATTTTTGTTGCGAATATATGTTGTACGGCCTCTTTCGTATGTGCTATGATACCAGCTTCAATATTATCATTAAACAAACAAAGATCAAGACCCATAATATCAATTAGAGTCGAGAAGCCATGTTGCCGAGATTTTAGTAACTCATTCCAAAACCACATCTTATCCCAAAATTGACTCTGAGCGTACCGCATCTTGAATTTAACGCGGTTAGAATTCTCGTCAATAATCCAGTAGAGGTTATTAATACGCCAATATGGATCCGAGAGGTTCTTTTCCATCTCTGGACTAAGTTTTAATGGGGAGTCCGTCACCTTTTTTACCCATTTCCTTAAAAAATTCAGTAGCATCGTCACTCAGGCCATGTTCCGTCTCAACTTTGTCCTTCCAACCCAGGTTCTTTAATGCGAAAATAGCACCGATAGTATTGCCAACCTGGAGTAATCCTTCGTATTCTTGCTCGATAAATGTGTGTGCCCTTTTTATAGTGTGGGAGAATTTGGGGTTCTTACCATAGTCGTAAAAGCTTGCTCGATCACAGAAGCCAAGGTAAAGAACCAACCCTGTAATCGTTGGAACTGGCACAGTTACGGTCCTTTGGTTGCTTCCCCTCCCCACCAATACTGTCTTTTGTTTCACACCAATATCGAAGTATTCATCAATCTTATTCTCTAATTCCTCAATAGAGGTGTATTTGGCATGAGGCCATTTGCCTTCCAGCTTTGGTTTACTTCTGGTTTTCTTTTTAGAAATAGGGCAAGTAGAGTTCTTTTTTGTTTTTGATGGTGTTCTCATGGCCTGCCCATTTTTTTTTGGTGTTTTTGCCATAATTTACGGCATTATACACAGAATGTAGTTTTTTGTCAACATTAAATTGAAAATTATACTTTTTTATAAAAAAATTAAAAACAGAATAGTTTAGCGGCCTATGGCCAGAATCGAGAGTAAAATGTCAAACATCCCCAAAGCAAAATGGCCACAAATTAGAATCAGTCCAGAAATACACGCAAAACTTCTGGAAACATCTGCCATCGAATCAGGTAAGCAGAAAAAACGGATCAGTTTGATAGATTGGACTTGTAAAATTATCAAGTCTGGATTGAAAATAAAAAATTATATCGATAATTTTCATCCCATATTAACTCTGGGTTCTTTAGATTCTTCGCATAATCCAGCCAGGCGATATATTTATCATATTCTCTGAAGTTCGCCATATTATTCTTCAGTCCGAGGTCTTCGAAGCACAGTCTCACGGCGGCCTTGAACTCGTCGGATTTTAGGCGTGGATCTGGTTTTGATTTAACGGTCTTATTCTGGACACCTTCTATCGGTTTGGACACACTGGACACCACAGAATCCCTATTGTTTACTTTATACGCTTTTATACACTTACTATCTATTATATTATTTTCTAAGCATTTTTTTAAGAAAGCACTATGTCCACAGTGTTCCATTATTCACATCTCCTTATTTTCCAGATACTTAGTACTGGACATGGTCATCAGAATTGCTATGTCCTGAGTATGTCCATTTTCCTAATTCTATGTCCAACTCTGAGCCCTCCTGTGGTTTTATTCCAGTGTAAGCCGTTAATTTCTTCTCGCCGAACCAGGGACGGACTTTTTGGACATCGTATTGTGTCCAAATTGCTTTTCCAAAATAGAAATTATTAAAGGGTTTAAATCCATTCGCTTTACACCAAATTTGGTACTGTTCATGTAGCCAAGTACATGGTAATTTTCCGCCATCTTTTTCTAAATCTTGCTCAACTTGTTCATTCAAAAATAATCTCGCAGAACTGTTCTCATCGCGGTATTTTTTAAGTGCTATTTTACATTTTTCAGGTTGGACAAAACCTTTGTTTTTTATGAGCATTTCGGCCCCCTCGATCATCCAATTTAGGATACCGGCAAGTTCTTCTGGCTGTCGCAATTCCCTGGCAAGGTTTATATTAATCTGTTCTCCTGAGAATTTAGCATTAAATGGAACCAATATCATTCTTCGCCAAACACCATCGGTTGAATCCTGGATGTTAGGTAATTCATTAGTTGCAAACATCAACTTTGCCGTAGGATAGTCGAAAAACGCATTTTTATATAATTGTCGCCAAAGTATCTTGTCGCCCGCCACATACTCTTTAAGGATACTCTCAGCGTCACCAGTAAGGGTTTTCGAGCTTTCATTGCTTATGTTTGCCAATTTACCATGTGTTCCAAATAACGCCGACGTATCTTCAAACCTGGACAGAGGAACATTTGATATATTATCAGCACCCAATGCCGCTGTAATGGTATCAAAAAACACACCTTTTCCGTTTGCACCATCACCGACGCATAATAAGAATTTTTGATATTCAAGCGTTGGTAGTAGTAAATAACCACACCATTGCTGTAATAGGGTCATTAAATCAATATCTGAACAGGTTATCTCAACAAGGAACTTGGCAAACTTTTCACTAAAAAGACTCTTATCGTAATCATAAGATAGATAGTTCATAGTATAGAACTGCTCTGTAATAGCGTGTGTAACGTGTGGTCGCTTTGATATATCAATCAGGGTATTATTTGCCGCGATGACATAAGACGCGTCCAGTACCTCATCTAAGCTACAAGGAGCCTTCTTTGAGGGCAGGATATGAACGTCCGGCAAGGCCGCGAGGCTCTCAAGGACATCAGTTACGAATCCGGATGTCTGGCGTTTGAGTTTTTCCTTGTATTTAATCCAGCTATCGCCTTCTTTTTTTCGCTTCTCGACTTTACATTTAGCTATGAATTTACGAATATGCAGCCTGATTTCTTTTGTATCTTCGGCGGGCTGGTACTTACCTTTTGACCATATACTATAACCATCGAAACGATTGTACTTGAATCCGACCTTGCTTTGTTTGAGAAATTCTTCAGCGATGGTATTTGGCAGATCATCACTTATAACAATATCGTTTATTAGTTTTTCTTCTGGTATAGGAATATACAATGTCGCATTTTCAAGTAATTTTCGGAAAGCCAATTTGCGTTCTTCAGTAATCATTTACTTCCTTGCCTTTCTCGCCTTTCTCGCCGCTTCAAGTGCTTTGCTGGCTGTATGTAATGAAACACCTTCTGTAATATCACCGCTTATTATCAATAAATCACGTTCTTGGGCTTCTATTCGTTCCAAAGCCATAATTAAATCCTCAATTGCCTTCTTCTGGTCGGCAATGGTTTTGTCTTTGTCGCCACAGATACATATTTCATAGCCACAAGTAGGACAACGAGTTCCGTATAATGGGCTTACCTCACACTCAGTAATCTCAGGCTCAGGCTGGTAGTCGGAATGAAGTCTAAAAGTGGAAATCATATTCTCACCATCCTCGAAGTCCCTATTTCCATCTTCGCATTGATTCCATATAGGATTGTCTACCGCTGATTTTATGGTTAAACAGTCAAAATATCTTGCTGGAATTGCCCTTGTTGCTTCTTGTATTTCTTTGCTTAGTAACACAAATGGCTTCTCGTTCTTCTTCATTTTATCTATCATTTCTGTGTTCATAATTCTTTCCTTTCGTTAAACCTCAAATATCTTATTTCTCGGATTCTTCTCAGGCTCTATCCCGCAGTCGCCAAACTTACGAAGGGCTTTGAACCTTTTATCTGCCCTCCATTTAGCTCTCTCGATTTGTTTAGCGGTTGCTGTTTTGTTATACTTCTTTTTGATATATGTTTTGTAACCATCAACGAACATACCTTCATAGATGGAATCAGCGGCAAGTTTCTCGTCTCTCGGTATATTCCCTTCTCTCATAGCTTGACACAGAGCGTCATGGACAAGGCTGGCTTTCTTGCAATATCTATCACCATCGTACTGCCATAGGCTCAGAACCCTAATCAGCTTCTTGTGGGGTATGCTTGAACCGTCCCAAGCGTAGCCTTTGTAGATAGTGAGCGTATCATCCTCCGTCAATCTCATGTATCTGGTTTCAAATTCATAGCCAGTAATACCTGTTCTGATTATAAACATTCTTCCAGCTTGTATTTATAAGGTTCCACTAAACTATACTTCATTCCTTTGCCTCCTTTTCTATAAGCTCTTTGTCGTGGATTGTGCCGATGACTTTGGGTTTTTCTAATTCATCAAGTTCCCACCACTCGCTCCCGTCGCCTCTATAATCCCACTTCCACCCATTGTCGTGCCAGCGAATAACTCCCCATTCTTTATATTTTCCTCCGTCATCAAACTCTTCGCAAGAAACAATATCATCTTCATACATGTCCTTGAGTCCAGTGTACTGCCCTACTGTTTCGGGTATGACTTCAAAAGTTACACCAGATTCATCAGAAATACACGCCCTCGGCTCGCTCGAACCAAAATGGTCACAGCCCCAAGTTTCTGCGGTCAATGGAGTTTTAAAGTAATATCCATAAACCCACCTACCGTTGTCAACTCGCTTGCCTCTGTAATCTCTCATAACATTCCTTTCGTTAATCTGCTAAGATTCCTAATGTTGCTATACTCATCATACCTTTCAAGAACTCACTCCAGCTGCTAACACCACGACTGTCAGCTTCTAAATCTCCATCTCTTACCATCATTGGCCTGTCAAGCTCAAACTCAGTACGCTTCACCAGTTTGCCGTTTTGGTCATAAGACCGGATAATACCCGTATGCTCACCAGCATCACATCCAGTCAATGCAGCTAAGATAATACATATCAATATCCCAATAGCACACACCAGGCATATCCTTTTTGATATTTTACGATCAGTCATTTATTATTCCCCTTAACCGCAACCCAATTAAAGATTTCTCCATTCAAAGCTCGCTCGATTAAATTGTAATAAACATCATCTTGGCCAATACGATCTGATTGCTGTATCTCTTCAAGTAACTTTTTAAGCATCTCGTTCTCGGGTTCGAGCTTAAGATTATATTTTATTATAACTCCGTTAGCCTCTCGGATAATATTATTGTCTGTTTTTAATTTGTTGCGTTCGGGCAGGAGTTGTTCAATGCATTCTGCTCTCTTGTTCCAAGCTTCTATTGCACTTGTCTTTCCACCGTAGTTTATCCCATGATTTTTACCAGGACATGCTATGGTTTTACAGTAAACATATATAGCAATAGGCGGATTAAATGAAAGAATGGCTTTTCCCCCGCAAAACGGACATGACTTTAATTCTTGTTTTTTACCCATCATTTACTCACCTCCTTTTCGAATCATAATATTCTTTTCTTGATACGCCACGAGAGATAATGCCTTCTGGCGAAATGTCAGATATGCAAAAGTAACACCTGCCTATCTTAAAATATTTACCCACTGAAACGACACGACCATAATCCTGTTTATATATCTCAACTGCTTCTTCTTCTTTTAATAAACTCATTGATCCATCTGAACTTTGCATAATTTTTCTCCATTCATAAATTTCATTGCACAATCTATTTTCGGATTAGACCTGCCACGCATCCCCTCATAAAAAGCCTCTGCTACCGACTCGTTATGATTTAATGCCCATAGCGATACAAATCCACGCTTTTCCTTAAAAACCTCGTCAAACCGAGCATGTGGCGTCCTGAAGTGCACACTATGCCCGATCTCATGCAATAATGTATGCTCACCCGCCCACGCAGTCAACCATATTTCACCAGTATTCTTATCGCAGACCCCCGACATACCCATCAATGTGCCCCAGCTAAACGGCATATACCTGATAGTGCCTACGTTTTTCTGGACATGATCCGGACAGGTTAAAACTATCCTGTCAATCTTATCCTGGCTCATACATCCAGAAAGTAATAATAATAAAATCGGTAGATATTTCATTTTCCTTCACCTTTCAAATAGTCATATAAATCTTTACCTTTTATCTTTGTTACTTCGTAGGGTAGTTCAGCAAAATAAACTTCCTTTGCAACATGGTGGATCATCTTAACCCTATTGTGAGCCGACTCCATACCCGGTGTATCTGCGTCAGGGATAACATATACTACATTCCCTTTGAAATAAGGCAACCAGCAATCCTGCCAGCCGGTCCCTCCTGTTGACGCTATTGCCGAGTAACCTGCTTCGATAGCTGCCAGAGCATCCCTCCAGCCTTCTGCGAAGATCAATGTTTTAGCTCCCTCCGCTGCCTTGAGTCCGAGTAATCCCCAATTTCCGATCATAGGGTACTTCTGTTCCCCCGATGCTGTCTTTATCAGCTCACCATCCAGATGAACCCTCAGAAACCCACAAGCCTTGATCTCCCCTGGTCGGTAGCCAGGTAGAAACATAATAGGATCGACCTTATGGCACCAGGGATTGAACTTGAGTAATGCCTCGGTATCGAGTCCTTTGGCTTTGCACAACCTTGCAACTTCGTCATCAGTCGGCTTCCTCAACTTGTCCTTGAGCCAAGACAGATCTTTGGGCTTGTCCGGCTGCTTCTTTGTATCACCGTCAGCTAATCCGAACTGTTCGAGCAATTCGAATATATCCTTTGGCGGCATATCTGGTTTGTAATGCTTAATTAATTGATAAGGATTACCAGCGCCGTTACAGACCTTACACTGATGCAAGCCGGTACTACCGTCAACATAGAGATGTTTAAGTTTACCGCATAGATGACAGTCAACAACGAACTGTGATCCTTCTCGCTTCGGCTCTAAGCTCAGATTGTCCAAGAAGTCTTTTACGCTCATTTATCTTCCTCTAAATTAGTCAATAAGTCCACTTCGGCAACTTCTTTTTTTGCAGTAGATAAATTTCTAACAGCTTGATTATAGTATGATTCTTTGAGTTCTACGCCAATGAACTGCCTATTGGCTTTTATTGAAACATATCCCTCAGAGCCTATTCCCATAAATGGACTCAAAACAATATCATTAGGATTAGACCATAATTGCAAACCTCTTTCGATAACATCTAACTGCAATGGGCATATATGGCGTTCATCGTTATGTTCTCTTGCAGATCTATATTGTAATGTATTTGACGGGTTAATATCCATCCATACAGGACTCGCATATTTTTGCCATATATCAATACTGATTTTTTTCGTTGGATTAAAAGTAGATTTATCACCAACAAAACGATCAAGTTCTCCGCTTACATTATCTGTATTTTCCCCTGGTTTCCTCATTGTTACCAGATAATCAGGTATCCCCTGCCGGCTCATACAACTATCTTTTACTACCTGTTTATGTAATAATCCAAGTGCCTTTGTTCTTTGCATCGCAACAACGGGGTTTTTCCAGATACAAACCTCACTATGATAAATGAATCCTTTAGCCTGAAATGCTCTGATAATATCACCCCTGAAATCTTTTAAGCCAATAAACCCATCCCTTGATTTCATAGAGGGGTAGTTTGTGCAGTGTATGCTTACGTTTCTGCCTGGTTTAATCGTTCTGAATAAATGATTAATAAGAAATCCAAAATGCTTAAAAAATTCATTATTGCTTTTACAATTTCCCATGTCCCTGTCTGAATTAGAATAAGTATAAAGATTGGCGAACGGTGGAGAGAATATGGAATAGTGAATTGAATTATCTGGAAGATTACCAACCACATCAACGCAATCGCCTTGATAAGCCGAATAGTCATCCGTTATCTTTTGGTTTAATATTTCCATGCTAATTTCCTTTCATAAAATTAGGTAATTTCATATTTGAATTTGGTTTGTAAAAATTTATATCCCTTTGTGTCCCTTTGATATTTTCTTTATTATATACGTGCATGTTTTGAACCATACCAATCGCCATTTCATTGGCTTGAGCTTCTTTTCGTTTAATATTAGCCACAACAGCCCCTTCTATCGAAGAAGTTATTATATAACAATCGACTTGCTTTGTTTGACCAAATCGCCATGACCGCCTTACCGCTTGATAGAATTGCTCGTAACTGTCTGATAAGCCAACAAATAATACCTTGCAACAGTGCTGCCAATTCATACCAAAGCCAGCTATACTTGGTTTGGTGATAAGTTTTTTAACAGTTCCATCCGAAAAACCCATCATAGTGTTTTCCTTATAAGCGTAATTATCAGAGCCTTTAATTTGCTTTGAATCCTTTATGAGCTTATTAAGTAATTCACTTTCACAATTTCTGTCGCACCATATAAGATATGGTTCATCGCTTGAATTTGCAATATCAGCAGCCATAGCACATCTCTCTTTAACTGAGTTTCTTCTTGCTTTCTGACGTTCTTGTAATGTTTGAGCGTCCATTAGAAACAATGTATCTTGTGCTTTGGTGTGGTCAACATCAACAACTATCTCATGGATATTGAGTGGTGGTAAAATAAACTTATCGTCACTGTAACCTAAGTCAGATGGCTTGCGTAGCATAATTGACCACGAACAAACCCATTTCCAAAAATCTTCTTTGGCATGTCCTTTCAGTCTCCATTTTTGGGTTTCCCCACCGTCATGAACAAAAAACATTGATAGCATTTCTGATCGTGTCATTGCACCTACAAACTCAGCATGGTTCCCTAATTCCATTAAATCATTTGGAGATGGAGTCGCAGTACATGCTAACTTGAATGGTGTCTGACTAAATAATTCTATAATTTCATTCCTAATTTTACCTGTAAACGATTTCAATATACTGCTTTCGTCAAGTACAATTCCAGCGTAGTCATCTGGACAAAAATGATTTAACATTTCATAATTAGTTATCGTTATACCCGTCTTTGATTTTTCTCCTGTTCTGGAATATTCTAAATCTATTCCGAATTTTTTACCTTCTTTTACCGTCTGACCAGAAACAGCAAGGGGAGCCAGTATCAAGACATCGCCTTTGTTGCTTCTTATATTATCCGCCCAAACGAGCTGTTGTGGTGTTTTACCTAATCCGCAATCTTCAAACAAACATGCCCTACCTCGCAAAGAAGCCCAATTAACTATATCTGATTGGAAATCATATAGTTTATCGCAAGGCGAATTCAATTTAATTCCAGTAGGCACATCTTTGAAAGTTTTATTATTTAGAAATTCTTTATAGTTCATATTTATCTCTCCGTTCCATAGAACTTATCCATTTCGATCTGGTTACAGAAGTAGCTATCAGAGCATACCTCGTAAATTTCAAACTCGGTATCGAGTTTCGGAGTCCTGCAAGCTCGGCATTTAGGTCGGTACTTTCTGTGTTCGTTGCTGTTGGTCATCCAAACGTCCTTTCAAACCGAGCCATACAGCCATCATATTCTTTTTCGTCTATTACACCAATAACTTGTAAATAGAGTTGATTAATTAACACATCAGCGATATTTAGCTTTCTTCTCGGCGGCTTCCTTCGTTTCTTAGCATCTTCGTTTCTTTCGTTAAAGCTCATTGTTTGCTCCCTTTTAGTAGTTCTGGTCTATATTTTTTTATTGCTTTCCAGTCAGCTTTACTTTGTTTCGGACAGTCATAGCAACTTACTCGTTTAGATGGCATCCAATTATAGATACCACCAAAATCATAACCCAATAAATAGCAGTATTTAAATGATTCTTCTTCGGTTACTCCCCATTCAATTAGCGGATACCAAACAGGCCAAGGCTTAGTATTTATTGTCTTTCCTTTGGATCGCTTTTCTTCATTAGCCGAAAATCCAATACACTCAATAATATCTGGGTTATCTTTTTTCATTAACCGCATATATTTATTACAACAATCTCTTTTAGCTGCTGTACACCAACCGCCAGATTTATGAGCATCGCCAAACCTTGCCTGTAAAAAGTCAAAACCTATCCAATGACGTAAACGGATAATTTTTAATCCTGTTTTTCGCTTTACTCGTTCAATATGTTCTACAATCTCAGGAAAATCTCGCTCAGTATCAAACCACATAACAGAATGAATATCAAGACCTCGATCAAGCATCATGTGGAGCATTGCCGTTGAGTCTTTCCCGCCTGAAAAAGATACTACATATTTTTTCATATTACATTCCCCAACATATCAATATCTTCGATATTTCGTATCACAAATGCCCTGCCACCTGCTGCATCTATCCGTTTAAGCTGCTCAACCTGTATCGGTGATAGCCTGTCCTTGCCTTCCTTGATCTCAATACCGTAGAACAAGCCCTTACAGCAACAAAGGATGTCAGGCACGCCTCTTTCGTTTGCCACTTCTACCTTAATCGCCCAGGTCTCAGGTTGCTTCTTTAGGTAATTGAGTACTTTGCTTTGTAGGTTCATTACATTTTATCCTCATAAAGTTTTTCAATTTTATCCTGCTGCTTCTCTGTAAAGTGGCCAGTCCAGTTATGCACTGAATCCAAGAAGTTTATTTCCCAGTCATTGAATCCTGCATCCTCGGCATCGAGCATTTCCTTAACCATATTACGAAGGTCTGTATGTGTTAGTTCCATTATTCTATCACCCAATCTATGCACTCGAAATCCGACAAGAAAATATTAGCATTTTCCCATTCGTTTTCCAATGTTGAACCAGCGCAAAAAACCCACTGAATACGTCTTTGGTTTTCTCTATCAAGTCGATAGTGAGCCTTACCCGTATTAGTAGAACGGCGAACAATACGCCCTTTACTCATTTCCCTGCAAGCCCATTTCCAAGAACCTTTTAATCCTAAAAAACTAATTAACCATTTCATTTTTTCACTTCCTTTCTTTTTATAGTATGAATATAATCACCTTTTCCACATTTAGGACATTTCTCAAACATTTTTTTACCGATCCAGGGTATGTTGCATCTTGAGCAGTACAGTGGATAAAAAACTCTTCTTTCTAATGACTTAACTATCATTTTATCATCTCCAACAAAAAAGCCAAACGGAGTTGCGATGCAGCTTGGGTGTAAACCCGAATTGCCTCCGTCTGGCTTTAGTAGATTGTTTTGTATTGTTTTGTACTGCATCGCATATCATCAATATAATCCTTTGAACGAGATATTGGTACACTTGTGTTTTTAGCGTATCTTGCCATTATTTTCCATCTTTCATAGCTTGTTTAGCTACACTGTAATTGTCTATAAGCATATTTGGTGGGTTATCTACTATTTGTCCTGAAAGGACAAAGTTTGTCTCGAAGTCTAACATGATTTGGTTTAACGCATCCTTCAACTGCTTATTCTCGATCCCAAGCCTTAACGCTTCTGAGTGTGGGGCATTAAGTTGTATAGCCAGCTCTT